GGAACAGCAGGTTCAAGGCAGCAATACATAGGTGGCGTTGGTGGAAATAACGGCGCTTCATATGAAGGCTCAATAGACCAAGTAAGAATATTTAATAAAGCATTATCATCTGCAGAAGTCACACAATTGTATAATGAAAACTCTAGTACATTTAAAAAGGTAGATATATTTAATGATGCTTTAATAGGTCATTATGATCTAGATAGCACTGATAATTTTTATATCCCACAATTTATAACTGATCAAAATTTTACAATAGGAGGTTGGTTTTATAGAGACACAGCTACCAGCACTACACTATGGTCACAAGGATTTGCGCCTTCAGTTAGATGCCAAATAACAGGCTCTTCAGAAATTAGTATATATATTCATAATGGCAGCTCTGGTGCTTCTTACAACATAGGGGTTAATGCACCAACAGGTGAATGGTTTCATTTAATGAAAACATATGATTTGTCTGCAGGAACCGTTAAGGTATATTTAAATAGTGCTCTGAAAAAAACCCAAACTGTTATGACTGGAAATATCTATAGCTCTGGCAACAGCGATGCTTTTTTTAGAATATCAAAAAACTCAAGCAATAATAATGGATATTTAGATGGTAAAATTTCTCAAGTAAGAGTTTATGATTCGGTTTTAACAGACACACAAATTGTAGATGATTATTCTACACACGATTATTTATATATTTAAATTTAATTTATGGAAATGTTTAGTAAAGAAGTCTTAGGGGAAAGAATATGGGATTTACAAAAAAACGAAACTTTAGATCATTTAAAACAAGTTGAGCCGTATGCTCTAGAAAGGATAAACGGAATTGGTCTAGAACACTCTTATGACGTTATAGCGAATGAGGTGGCTTTCTTTAAAACAATGGGTTATACTGAGTATGCAAATTCATTTATATTTCAACCTTTAAATTTCGACTTTAGAGAAAAAATGATTGAAGAGGCATTTTATGAAAAAAGTAAAAATCCTTTAGATTATGCTGGTTTTTTCAGAAAACACTTGATGGAAAATAATGCCAATAAATATAAAAATAGAAAGCAAGAGTTTAATGGAGCGCCTCCTAGAAATTATATTGTAGTATTACCTGGATCAAATAAAATAAAAGAAAGGATATGCTTAAATAAGCTAGAGTATATTTACGAAAAATATAAGGGTGATATATATTTCAAACCACATCCAGTAAGCTCATATCAAACTGTTGGTGAAGTAATGGATAAATTTGGCGAGGATCATGTGCTTGACAAAAATACCGACCTATATCATTACTTACCAAAAACTAAAAAAATATATACAACACATTTAAGCGAATCTGCTTTGTATGGCGTTGTGTTAGGAATTAGAGTTGAACCAATAGATGTATATAATGGTATTGAGTCTAGTTCTTTTTATAACATAAATAAATTGCTTTTTGATTATCAACATTTAGGAGACAAAATGATTAATGAAACTTTTTCTAATTATAAATCTGGATTTGTAAATCCAGCTCTAGATGAAAATTGGAAAAAAACCATAAACAAGTATATTGATTATGCTAATAAGTACAGGTTAGCTCACAAGAATTGGTATATTTTAAAAGAAAAAGAAGATTGTAAAGAATGTGATAAAAATAAAAAATGATAAAGAAGATATTATTAAGTTTTTGTTTATTTTTTTCAGTATATTCCTTTTCTCAAAAAGTAGATAGTCATATAGTAAAAATCCCATCAACTAGATTAAAAGTTATTTTTTTGAGTAAAAACAAACCCGTAATAAGTGGATCGGTTATTGTAATAAAAGGAAGGCCAATAAATGATGGATTATTTTATATCTTTGATACTGAAGGAAATGTAATCCAAACTATCACATATAAAATGGGGAGGGTAATTAAAATAAGTAATAATAATGAATCTGATACGAAAAATAAGCGTAGGATCTAACTATAAAGACGCTATGCATTACATAGTAGGTCAAGAAGTTCTTGGAGGATCTTATGTAATAAAAGATATAGCTTTAGATGGAGAAGGGCATAGTGTCTGGATTAAGAAAGGATCTGAAATCGTAAAGTGGAAGGAATTTAAATCTATACCAACTGTAATTGAATACAATATTAACATAATATGAAACCAAGATGGGATTATCTAATAAAACCACAAGGGAAAGAGTACAACAACACCAAGAAGATCGCAGGACTAGACTTTGTAGTAAATGCAACTATAGAGGATGCCAAGTTTGTGAATCGATTGGGTATTGTGTGTGCTAGTCCCAAAGAATCGGAAATAAAAAAAGGAAGCATAGTTGTTGTCCATCATAATGTTTTTAGAACATATTTAGACATGAAGGGCAATAAGAGAAAATCTAATGAGTATTTTAGAGATGAACTCTATTTAGTTCCCGAAGAAAGAATTTACATGTATGATGATGGATCTGGCTGGAAGCCTACTAAGGACTTTTGTTTTATATCTCCTATCGAATATAATCAAGATGGTTTTTTATATAGGTCAGATAAACAAGAGGAGGAGCATGTGGGAGTTATAAACTACATAAAAGACGATTCCTTAAAAATAAACGATAAGATTGGGTTTACTAAAAACAGTGAATATCAATTTACTATCGATAAAAAAAAGTTGTATAGAATGACTAAAAAAGATATTTGTGCTAAACTAATGTAAAGATCATGCCAGATACATTTATAAAAAACAACTTATCTATTGTCTTATCTTTTATTGTAGCTGTATTTACAGCTGGAGGTATTTTCGCAGAGTTTACGGCTATTAAAAATGAACTAACAACTGTTCATGAAAGGTTAGATAAAAAAATAACTGTAATAAATAAAGTAGAAGAAAGAATACTTAAAATTGAAAAAAAACTAGAATACGAAAGAGGTCTTTTAGAGGCGTCTTATAAATCTAATAAAAAGCAATGAGTAAAGAAAAAGAAATTACTGTAAAGTCAAACGGCTTAAGAAACGAGCTAAAAGAGATACGAAAAAGTATTGACAAGCTAACTAACGCTATAATAGCACAAACAAACACACATGAAGACACTAAAAATGGCTGTTTTAATTATCACCCTAACAGGATGCAGCACTACCAAACAAACACTAGTAGACCAGAAGAAATTAAGGTTTAAAGAAATTACCAAAGACATAAGTCTTGAGAATAAAAATGAAATCAAATTAGCTCAGCATTTATGGCATCAAATGATGAAAAAATAAACATAGACGTCACTAAAACAATCTCTAGAGTCATATCAGCTGGAGAAAGGGCAGTCGAAGAGCTTATAAAGGTTGCTGAAGAAGAAATTATAACTGGCAAGCCAGATGATGATTTAGCGGCAGATAGACTAAAGAATGCTGCGGCAACTAAGAAGCTTGCAATATTTGATGCATTTGAAATTCTACAAAGGATAGAAAATGAAAGACAAAAATTAAATGGCGAAGACTCGACTGAAGACGGTAAAGGATCAGATAAAGGATTTCAAAGCTTCGCAGAAGCTAGAGGAAGAAGGTCTTAATCTTTTTACTAAAATAAAGTCTTGCGTACCAGATAAGACTTTAATTAAAAAAAACAAAGAAAAATCTTGGGAGTATGGATATAATCCTGAATATGATTTTATTGTCATATCTAAAGATGGATCCATAGGTGATGTTATACAGATTCAAAATCTAAAAATAGCCCTACCTTTGCAGCCGAAAAAGGCTTTTAAAAGATCTACAAAAAGATCTGAACAATATTGGGAGTTTAGTGAATATCCAAAAGATCTAAGTAGAATTAAAACTATATTTCAATGGAATGAATATCCCAACGAGTTTAAGAATAAATGGATAACATACATAGATGAAGAGTTTGAAAGAAGGGAAAAGGGATTTTGGTTTTACAACAAAGGTAATCCTACTTACATTGCTGGTTCTCATTACATGTACTTGCAGTGGACTAAAATTGATGTTGGGTACCCAGAGTTTAGGGAGTCAAACAGATTATTCTACATTTTCTGGGAAGCTTGTAAAGCCGACAATAGGTGTTTTGGAATGTGCTACCTCAAAAATAGACGGTCTGGGTTTAGCTTTATGTCGTCATCAGAAACCGTTAATCAAGGGACAATCACTTCAGATTCAAGGTTCGGAATTTTATCAAAGTCTGGATCAGACGCAAAGAAGATGTTCACAGACAAAGTTGTGCCGATATCAACCAACTATCCATTCTTTTTCAAGCCCATACAAGATGGGATGGATAAACCAAAAACAGAGCTTGCCTATCGAGTTCCAGCATCTAAACTTACAAAAAGATCGATACAAGATACAGAAACAGATGATGACTTGTCAGGACTTGACACAACTATCGACTGGAAGAATACTGGAGATAACTCCTACGATGGTGAAAAACTACAATTATTGGTGCACGATGAAAGTGGAAAGTGGGAAAGGCCTGATAATATCCTCAACAACTGGCGCGTCACTAAAACTTGTCTTAGATTAGGAAGAAGAGTGATTGGTAAATGTATGATGGGATCTACCTCAAATGCACTAAACAAAGGTGGAGGAAATTTCAAAAAATTATATAGCGATTCTAACGTATTAGAAAGAAACTCTAACGGTCAAACCAAGAGTGGGCTATACAGTTTGTTTATACCTATGGAGTGGAACATGGAGGGTTTCATGGATATGCATGGACACCCAGTCTTTGATTCTCCAGAAAAAGAGGTTCTTGGTATAGATGGGATTGGAATAACGCAAGGAGTACTTAATTATTGGAATAATGAGGTAGAATCTTTAAGAAACGATTCAGACGCTCTTAATGAATTTTATAGACAATTTCCTAGAACTGAAGCTCATGCGTTTAGGGATGAGGCTAAAAACAGCTTGTTCAACCTAACTAAGCTTTACGAACAAATAGATTTTAATGATGGGCTGCAAAGACAAAGAGCTATACAAAGAGGAAGCTTTAGTTGGTCTAACGGTGTAAAAGATTCTGAAGTTATATGGACTCCTGATCAAAGAGGCAAGTTCTATGTTTCCTGGATACCGCCTATGGAGCTCAGAAATAGAATTGAGTATAGAAGTGGAATCAAATATCCAGGTAACGAACACATAGGATCTTTTGGATGTGATTCGTATGATATATCTGGAACAGTGGGTGGTGGAGGATCTAATGGTGCTCTACATGGATTTACTAAGTTTAATTTAGATGGACCATCAAATATGTTTTTCTTAGAATACATAAATAGGCCACAAACAGCAGAGTTGTTTTTTGAAGACGTATTGATGGCTATGGTTTTTTATGGTATGCCAATATTGGTTGAGAATAATAAACCAAGGTTGCTTTATCATTTAAAAAATAGAGGATACAGAAATTTTAGCATAAACAGGCCAGATAAACACAAAAATGATTTATCTAAAGCAGAAAAAGAGTTAGGTGGCATACCGTCATCTCCAGCCGTAATATCTATACATGCTGAAGCTATAGAGAGTTATATTGAACAACATGTTGGATTTTCGGAAGATGGGACTGGAAATATGTACTTCACACGCACACTTTTGGATTGGGCGAACTATGATATTAGCAATAGAACTAAGTTTGACGCAACTGTGAGTTCTGGCTTAGCTATCATGGCTAACAAGAAATACGTAACAAAACCTAAAAGGAATAATACAGAAATAAATATTAACTTTGCAAAGTATAATAATAAAGGTATACTGAGCTCAATTAACAAATAATATGCAGGAATCTTCAGGTAAGTATGTTATAGGATTCCCGAATCAATTAGCCTCTGATGCTGAGAAAGCTTCTAAGGAGTATGGATTGATGGTCGGGAAGGCTATAGAAATGGAGTGGTTCCGCAAGGAAGGTGGCCCCGCTAGATTTTATAATAACAGAGATTTATATCATAAACTTAGAAAATACTCTATGGGCGAACAGTCCGTGAGAAAGTATAAGGACGAACTTGCAATAAACGGAGACATATCTTATTTAAATTTAGACTGGACGCCTGTTCCAGTAATTCCTAAGTTTGTAGATATAGTTGTTAATGGTATATCAAATAGACTTTTTGATATAAAGGCTGACGCCGTAGATCCAATATCTTCAGACAAAAAAGCTTTGTACAAAAATCGCATTCAAACTGAAATGCGAAACAAAGAAGAGTTTGAGGAAATAGGAGATCTACTGGGTAAGAATATGTTTTCAGTAAACAAAGATACTTTACCAGAAACAGACGATGAACTTCAGCTTCATATGCAAATTGATTATAAAGATGATATAGAAATTGCTCAAGAAAAAGCAATAGAAGCAACTTTTAAGACAAATAAGTTTGAAACCATAAAAAAGAGGGTTGATCAGGATTCTACCGTATTAGGAATTTCTGCCGTCAAGCATTCTTTTAATACTCATGATGGAATTAAGATAGACTACGTAGATCCATCTGATTTAATATTCAGTCCTACAGAGGATCCAAGCTTTGAAGACTGTTATTATTTTGGAGAGGTGAAAAATGTAAACATTACTGAACTTAAAAAAATAAATCCATCTT